AGAAGTCCCGTATTGAGTTGTTGCAACTTGCCGCGGATATTTCCTAGTGCTTGTTGCGTTCTATCTAATACGCGGATTTCTATATTTTGTACCGCCATTGTTCATCGCCCTCTTTTGTTCTTCGGACTGCTTCTTAAAATAAGCACTCCAAACTTGTATCTCCAGGACGCTCAATTGTGCAACTTCTTCCAACGATTTGCCTAGTGTTTCGGCAATCTTACAGAGCAGTTGTAATTCAACGTCCTCTTTTAGTTTTTTACTACGGCCTCGTAGTCTGTGGTTGCACTGTTCAACACAGTGGCAATCCTCAACAAGACCTGTGGATCAACTTCATTCATAAGAGTGAATTTGTCCATTCTGTTGAACATAGGTTTGCCTTCAGGACCCATTGCTTTGTTAATCACTGATTCAACCAATGCTTCAACTGTCTTACCTGCCTGTTGTAGTTCAAGTATTTTTGATTCTACAGCAAACGGATGTGCAGTTTTAAAATAGATATCAGTCTCCCATTCAGGCACAGATATCTTTTGTAATTCGCCCGACAATTTAGATCTGAAGTGCGAAGTTGCTTTTTGTATTACACTACTCATGTAGTTTTCTCCTATTTTTTAGACCACGCAGTGTAGGTCTTAATATACCCCGTGGTGCTTGTTTTGATCGCCCTCGTTCTAATTTGCCAATATAAGGAACGCGGTTAACGATATGAGTATTTTTACCTTTTCGTTCAACACGCCATCCCCTTCTGGCTCTACCTTTCTTGATTGGTGTTATTTTCTTTGCCTCAATCAAGATTGTGTCTGCCAATTTGGTGCCTATCTGCGATATTTCTTTCTTAACCGCAGATAGCACCGCATTTATGTTTGACACTTTCGCTGTAAACATTATAATTTCTTATGTGTTAAATGCGTCAGTGTTCAATGGTCCTGTGCCTTGGAAATTTACAGTCACAGTGACCAAATCGTCAAAACTTGCTGTTCTTGATACCGAAGTCACGATAACATTTCCTGCAAATTTTTTGCCCGCGCCGTCGTTTGGATAGAATTCAACTCTAAGAGCCGTATCCGTGTCTGGTTGAAAAGCGCCTAAAGCCAATTGAGCAGTAGTGTCGTCGTAGATACACTCCATTGAACCTGTGAATTGATGTAATCCACTCTTAAAAGTTCTAGCGGCATCTGA